TCCGCTTCCTCACGGCTGTACCATTCATCCGCCTTTCCATAGCAGACTGTTCTGACCACCGGAATTCTCCGCACCACATCCTCACCGTAGACCACATTCAGGTGGGAGCCGTTATCCCACCGCATCAGGATTGATGCGGTATCATCCACGCCCATGACTGTTCCGAGCGTTCCGGCCGGAGGAGCCTGTACATCATCCATCCGTATCAGCTCCACCCGTGTGCCTGTCGGATACTCCCTGCGGACACGCTCCACAATCTCTCTACTCGGAAATCTCATGCTTGGCACCTCCCTTGAAAGCGGATGACCCCGTGAGGTTCTTCAGCAGGATTTTCCGTTCGGTCTTGTACTCCGCCCCAATGAAGCCGAGCCGCAGGAGAAAGCACCGGAATGCATACTTTTCATTATCGACCGCCTTTTCCGTTGCCGTGATCCGTTTCTGGTTCCTTGCCATGTCACACAAGGCTGTTATGAAATGGCTGTAGGCTTTTGCGGATTCGCCATCTGCCTCTGAAAACCAGGGGAAGGAAACCCGCTCCCCGGTTATCTCGATCGGAAGGGCGTCCACCGCCAGCGCCTTTTTCATAAGGGCTGCTTTGGAATCCACCAGCTTTTGCAAGTTTTCCAATGCGGAATCCGTAAAGCTCTCCCTCGGAAGTTCCACCGTAAGCCCCACGTTTGCCTCCTGCGGCTCATTTCCGCTTTCTTGGGTAACTTCTCCCTCCGTGTTTTCATCGGCAGTTTCCGGGGCTTCTGTTGCGGGATTTTCCGCTTCAAAACCGGCCTGTGCAAGTCCCTCCAGCACTTTCTCTACCACTCTGCTGTCGCTTCGGTCATCAAAAACCAGCGTACCTTCCTTGCTGACCTTGAAATTGTCGATTGCATAAGCACAGGTTGGGACTCTCATGTAAACAGCCCTCATTCCCACAATCCGGGAAATGACCTCAACCATCTCTTTTCTGCGTTCTCCTGTTACGTTGTACTTTACTTCCATCTGGTTTGTACCTCCTTTATTTTTCGGTACTACATTAATCACTCTGAACGGCAGAAATAGCAAGTTAATCCGGTGTAGAATACCTCACAATAAAAAGTCGGGAAATTGTGAGTAATACACAACGAATATATATAGCGTCCACTATACCTCCACCTCTTTCACCAGAGCGGAATAAGGAATCTGCTCTCCGTTCCGTACCACATACACATTTTCCGCATCCCCGGTATCTTCCACATATCTGCGGAGGATGACCGAGGCATACTTCTCATCCAGCTCCATCATGCAGCAGATACGGCTTAGCTGCTCACAGGCCATCATCGTGGAACCGCTGCCGCCGAAAGTGTCCATCACGACGGCGTTCTCCTGTGAGGAATTGCAGATGGGATAACCTAGCAGGTCAAGCGGCTTAGAGGTCGGATGGTTCTTGTTCCGCTTCGGCTTGTCGTAATTCCAGATGGTGGTCTGGCTCCGGTCGGAATACCAGGAGTGCTTGCCGCCCTTCTTCCAACCAAAAAGAACAGGCTCATGCTGCCACTGGTAATCGCTGCGGCCAAGCACAAGACTGTTCTTTACCCAAATGCACACCCCCGCCAGATGGAATCCAGCGTCAAGAAATGCCTTTCTGAAATTAAGCCCTTCCGTATCGGCATGGAACACATAAGCGGAACCGCCGCTCTCCAGATGCTCCGCCATACACCGGAATGCCGACAGCAAAAATGTGTAAAACTCTTCATCCTTCATGCTGTCATTCTGGATAGTCAGGCCATCCGAGCTTTTGAAGGATACTCCATACGGGGGATCTGTCACGATGAGGTTCGCTTTCTTCCCGTCCATAAGCGCCGACACATCCTCCGCACTGGTGGCGTCGCCGCACATCAGCCTGTGCCTGCCAACATTCCAGATATCCCCACGCTCCACAAAGGAGGCTTTTTCCAATGCTGCCGACAGGTCAAAGTCATCACCCTTTGCGTTCCTTTCATCCTTCCCGGCAAAGAGGTCCGCAATCTCCTGTTCCTCAAAGCCTGTCAGGGATACATCAAAATCCGCACCCTGCAGGGATTCAATCTCAAGCCGCAGAAGTTCCTCATCCCATCCCGCATCCTGTGCAAAACGGTTGTCTGCGAGGATATAGGCTTTCTTCTGCGCCTCGGTCAGATAGTCCACAAATACACACGGAACCTCCGTGATGTTTTCCTCTTTCGCTGCCATCACCCGTCCATGTCCGGCAATGATGCCATAGTCCCGGTCAATGATGACGGGATTGATAAAGCCGAACTCCCGCAAAGAGGAGCGCAGCTTTGTGATCTGCTCCGCAGAGTGTGTCCGGGCATTATTTACATACGGCACCAGCTTCTCCAATGGAACAAGCTGCATCTCCGTTGTTGTCTTTCCCATCAGCCGCACCTCCGTTCTAACAGCTTATACAGTCCTTTTTCCGCACCCTTGATGTCCCCGGCAAACGCCTGTCCCTTGATGGTGCGGAACTGCTGCCGGGTCAGGTTCTTTTTGTTGGCGTTCAGTGTATCCATAAACGCCGTTAATTCTGTTTTCTTTTTCATATCAGTTTCCTTTCCTCGCTCTGAGCAGCCGCTCCATCACATCATCCTGCGGCGTGTTCCCTTGCCACTCGACCGAGCAGTTCTCCTTCACGATCTGATAAATCTGCATCCAGCAGTAGTTGGTCTGTTTCATGTAGGACTGGCTCATGGACACATAGGGAGAGGCAATGGCGGCTCCCGTGGTCGGGTGTTTTGCCAGGAAGCCCGTGGAGGAAACAATCTCCTCGCACTGAATCCACCGTGACACGCTCATGGCATACTGCTCCACCATCTGCACTGTAACCAGCCTGTCACAGCCTCTTGCTTTCAGCCATGCGAAGGTTTCATTGTAGACCTCCTCCGCCACCAGTTCCCGCCCGCTCTTCTGCGGGGATTTGAGGAAGTCCTTTACAGGCGGTACGTCCGCACCCTCCAATGCGGCAGGCTCCATCAACACCTCCGCCGTTTTCCCCTCGCTGATTTTTTCCACCAGCGCCTTTGGTTTCCTCCCGGCTCCCGGCCTTGCGCCGCCCCGGTTGGTGCCGTCCTTCGCCATAACCATCACCCCGTTTCTTTGATTTCCTTTGAAAAAAGCTGCGGAAATCAAATCCCGCAGCACATAAATCTGATTGATTTTTCCGAAAATTCCGCAGGGGTTAATACCCCGTTTGATTTCCGGTTTTTGCACAGATGACCCCGCGCCGTTCCCCGGAAAAAGCCCTCACAGAGATTTTGACCGCCCCTCCGGGTCAGCGTCTGACCTGTCTGTCGCCAATCTCATGGTGCATTTTCGTGTGGCAGGACTGGCAGAGGCTCATCAGGTTACTGCGGTCATGCGTCCCGCCCTGTGAGATCGGAAGGATATGGTGTACTTCCTCCACGGGAGTGATCCGTCCTTCTTTCAGGCACCGCTCGCACAAAGGATGCTCCGCAGCATAGCGGTCACGGATTCGTTTCCATGCTCTGCCGTAGGTCTTATGGACATCAGGAGAACGGCTGTACTTGTTGTACTGACTGTCCACCAGCTTTCTGTGTTCCTCGCAATACTGGCCATCCGTCAGCCTGGGGCATCCGGGATAAGCACAGCCACGCTTTGGTTTTCTTGGCATCCCGCCACCTCCTTCGGGCATAAAGAAAGCCCCCGCAGGATTACTCCCACGAAGGCCGTCTGTCCTTATGCAATTTTCGATGCTATTATCATACCACGTCCAAACAGGAAAATCGTCCACGATATTACTCATGCTACCTGCATCAGGATTTCCCATACAGAAGCGTGACCAGTTTTCCAAGTGCGCGATTCTTTCTGTTGTAGGCAGAAGAACGCTCAATCCCAAAATGGTCGCAGATGTCATAAACGGCGTTGGTCTGGCTGTCTGCATCGGAATAAAACACTTCCAGCACATACCGCTCATCCTCGGTTAGCTCATTCCATGCCGGGACAAACCACTCCATGTATTCCATTGCCTGACGGTAACGCTCCTTCAGGACGTCGATCTCCTCAATGCCCTTGATGATCCTGTCCTCTCCGGCCTGCGGATTGTGGCTGTGGGGCATCCCGTCATACTGCGGGCTGCTGACTCCGCCCATCTTCTGATACGCCGCCTTGATCTCATCATCCGTATGGTCGATGATGAATTTCATGCTGCCGTAATCCTTCAGTGCGTCCACGGCTGCGGACCGCTTATCAAGATACTTCCAAACAATGCTCATATCCGGTTCCTCCAATCAAAGTTTTTAGCTCCCACGGATTTTCACAGATTGTCTTTGATTGGCTCGGATTGACCATTCTTGTCTCAGGTTTTCTCAGATTGCCAGTTCCGCTTTTACGGCATCCATCAATGCGGACTGCGTGCTGTCCTTTTCAGAAAGCGCCTTCATGATCCGCTCATCAATGGTTCCTTTCGTGATGATGTGCTGCACCACCACAGTTTCGGATTCCTGCCCCTGCCGCCACAGCCTTGCCACCGTCTGCTGGTAAAGCTCCAGCGACCAGGTCAGCCCGAACCACACCAGCGTGCTTCCTCCGCTTTGGAGGTTCAGCCCATGTCCGGCAGACGCCGGGTGGATCAGCGCCACGGGAATCTCCCCGGCATTCCACCTGCGGATGCTCTGCGAAGACTCCAGCCTGGAGAATGGGATTTTCAGTCTGTGGAGCCGCTCTGTGATACGCTCCAAATCATGCTGGAACCAATACGCAACCAGAAGCGGTTTTCCTCCCATGCTCTCGATGATGTCCTCCAGAGCATCCAGCTTTCTTTCATGTATCCGGATTGTCTCACCGCTGTCGGCATACACCGCACCATCCGCCATCTGGCTCAGCTTCCCGGAAAGGACGGCGGCATTGGAGGCTGTGACATCCCCGTCTGGGAGCTGCAGCACCAATTCCTCCTTCAGTTTCTCATACCGTTTCCGCTCCGGCTCGGAAAGACTCACCGCATATTCCGTAGAGATCAGTTCCGGCATCTGCAGGTAGTCTGTAGATTTCATGGAAATCGTGATGTCGGAAATCAGCCTGTATATCTGCTGCTCTGCTCCCGGCAGGGGCTTGTAGGAAAATATCACCTGTCCGTTGCGCTTATCCGGCAGGAAGAACCTTGTGCGGTACTGCCCGATAAACCTGCCAAGCCGCTGTCCCATATCCAGCAGCTTGAATTCCGCCCATAAATCCATAAGCCCGTTGCTGCTTGGCGTTCCGGTCAGTCCCACGATACGCTCCACTCTCGGCCGCATCTTCATCAATGCCCGGAACCGCTTTGACTGGTGGTTCTTGAAGGACGACAGCTCATCGATTACCACCATGTCAAAATCAAAAGGAACGCCGCTTTCCTCTACCAGCCACTGCACGTTCTCACGGTTGATGATGTAAATGTCAGCCTGCCGTTTTAACGCTGCCAGCCGTTCCACCTCGGTTCCCACGGCTATGGAATATTTAAGGCTACTTAAATGCTCCCACTTTTCAATCTCCGCAGGCCATGTATCCCTTGCCACTCTCAGGGGTGCGATCACAATCGCCTTGTGTATTTCAAAGGAATCAAACAGCAGGTCGTTTAAGGCAGTCAGCGTGATGCTCGTTTTGCCAAGTCCCATATCCAACAGGACTGCCGCCACCGGATGCTCCTCAATGTAGGCGGCTGCATATTTCTGATACTCATGTGGCTCGTATTTCATCAATCATCCCTCCGATCTGCTCCTCATCATCCAGCACATACACTTTGAAGCCTAACCGCCGCAGCGTCCGGTGTCTTGCCAGTTGGAGCGGGCGGGGCTTTTTGCCGGGAGCCTTGACCTCCACAAACGCCATCCTCCCGCCGGGGAGAAGTGCCAGTCTGTCAGGCACCCCATCAAATCCCGGCGATGTGAACTTAAGAGCCAGACCTCCGGCATTCTTTACTGCCGCCGTAAATTTATGTTCTATTGTTTTTTCTCTCATGCCAGCACCTCCAAACCCTTGTGTTTTCAGCCTTTCAGTCTTTCGGGTGCAGGTCGGTGCAAGTCGTACCTAAAACTCTCCTATAAGTGATTTTTACTGAAAAAACTGCCCTAAAGGGGGTTTATACCAAGACCTGCACCGACCTGCACCTTTTT